ACGGTCGGGATCCCTTTGTTGTTTTTTTGGTAGGCAGCCACAACTTGTCCAGAAAGTTCCTTCGCCCGGATAAAGTCACTACCGCCGACCGCTTTAGCAGCTTTAAAAATAGCAATCGTGATCTTGTCCTGGTCGAAAGGTACTATGTCCCCGCTCCTCTTAATAATTTTGGTGGTTGTCAATAGCTTGCACCTCCTCATAAGTTTGTTCAAAAATATCTGGTTTATAGACGGTTAATTCATCGTTTGTGTCTTTAACGATATAATCATTTTCCGACACTGCACACCAGCCCTTAGACGTCTCAACCTTCCCAGTAATTATTTTTCCGGCATATTGTGACCATAACTGTATTTTATTGTCGGAGTGTCTAACCCAAGGAGGAGCCCCCTTTGAATAATTTTCTTTGGTAAATTGCCACGCATCAACTTCATCCGGCTTTTTACGGTATTTGATTATCTTGTCCCCCACCTTCTTGCCCTTGGTTTTAAATGAAACCGTTGTTGTGGCCCCCATAAAAGCTCCCAGAAAGGCTGCAAAGAATATGGTTAGATATGTCATTGATAAACCCCCTTATATTATTTTCCGCATAGTGGACAAATTTCCGGGAATAACGCCTTAAATTCTGTTTCCTTTTGCTCTATTAACATTTGATTTTTCGCCATAAGCCTCCTTATATTTATAGTTTTGTTTACAACCTGCTGTAATAATTTAAATCGTTTTTCCTTATCCATATAATCCATAAACTGCAAATCAACCTTATTTAAAACACCTATAGCAGGTAGCACGTGGCTGAAAGAATTTATGATATTTGTTAGCTGTGTCACTCTGTTTACGATCCTTACCTGCTTTTGGTGACGTTCAAATTCAGTTTGAAAACCAGCATAGGATTTTTCCACTGTTTCATACCCTTGTAACGCTCCCATTACATCCCCTAGGTTTTCTATCTTACCTCTTACTTTTTTGATATGAATAATTAATTGTTTCAGGTTGTCGTTACGTTTCACTTTTTTTAGCCATTCTTTCCCGTCATTTTCAGCCTGCTCTAGTTCTTCCTCTATAATAAGTAGGTTTTCATAACGCTTGATTTGCTCTTTGTGGTTTTCTAGCTCCCCCTGTTCATATACCAAATCGTTATTAGCCTTGGTATGGTTCCTTCTTAAGTTTGACGTTACTGTATCAATATCATCTATAGCAGCGGCCCTATTCAACATCCGGGATGCTTCCCCGGGTGTTTCCTGCAGCAAAAAATGAGGATTCATTTGTTCTTGTATATTTGCGAAATCCATTTGTAGAATGTTTTTAACATCTTCCGGCACATCGGATCCGAATGCTTTTAGCATCTGATCCTGATTGTTGATAATGTACCCGTTTTTAGTAGCTGTTCTGATCCGTTCAACAACGTTTCCTTCCATTGCATGTAAAGCAACCCGGGTACTGCCTCCCCATTCAGATCGGAACACATCCCCCAAGGGTCTGTTTTTAACTACCCAATTAATAGCATTAACAATAACAGATTTACCAGCATCCGATTCCCCAATAATCACGTTTACGCCGGGGACAAATTCCATTACCGTGTTTTTATGACTTTGGAAGTTTTCTATCTCTATTTTCTTCCACATCAGTTATCTCCTCCAAATCAAATAATCTTGGGATGATTGTACTGCTTACAGCAGTTCTACGTAATCTTTTTACTCCTGCTTTTGAAAGGCAGACCGGGCCAATTCCTAAAGCTATGGATTTTGGGTCTTTCAGCACCCTGCCACATACGCTGCATGTATAGGGCACTCCCTTTAATGGTTTAAAAAAGGGCTTAGTCATATCACTATTCCCTTTTCAACAAATCAAAAAAATGCTCAGCGTCCATAACAACCACCGGTTTTATATGATTCCTTTTCACTACCAATAACCAATCAGTTCCATCCACCCGGTTGGCTTCTGCCTGCTTTATCCAAGCTGGGATCGACCAGGTTTCTTGGGATTTGCATTCAACGGAATAGGGGAACCTTTTTTGAGCTTCTCCTATTAGTCTAACATCTGTACCAGATTGTCCCATCTCCCGAGAAGCAATTAATTCATCTTTTCCCCAGGGAATGCCTAACAATTCTGATATTTTTTCACATACCCATTTTTGCAAGTTTCTACCTTTCGCTTTGGCAGAAGATATTTTGATTCTTTTCTTCTTTTTTACCCGTTTAATTTTGATCACCACTTTCGGGGCTTTCTTTCTTCAACAAACTTTTCTTCAATCTCATTCCATAATCCAATAACTTCATTTTTCAGTTTCTGTTCCATATTACCCTGTTCCACTTTTTGAATAGCTTGATCCAACGATCTACCCAGTTTTTCATCTCCAACCTGATACACCGTGTTTTTCGTATTGGTTTTCAAAAACCTTAAATTGGCCCTAATATCATCTATACCATAGTCAAACAGGATAAAAACTTCGGCGGTATTATAGGGCTTCCACACTGAGGATTTAAACACTTCAATATTTGTCTTAATCCCGATAACCCTTTCATGGGCGGTTCCCTTAACGGATCGTTTCATCTTTAGCTTTTGGGAGCTGGAACACCGTAACCGTAAACTGGAATAGAACCCTATAGCCTCCCCACCAGGGCTTTTATACCGCTGTCCATAAGGGCCGGCGTCCAGGTTCTGGCGGATCTGGTTGGAGCAAACTACCAAAACGTTTTGTTGAGTAATTATACGGCAGGTTTTTCTTAATTCCTCACTGAATTCCTTGGCACGCCTCATCCCCATTTTGTCCCCTTCATCTTTTGTCATTTCCATATTGGTGGATAAGGCAGCTAACGAATCTGCAAAAACCCCATAAGGGACATCTTCCGGACGATCCTCTGGCACCCATTCCCGGACGGCGTTAAACACTTCTGGGATGGTATCCGGGATTGTGTATTCTATCTGTTCATGTTTCATCCCAAACATAGCAGCAAACTGTTTGTCCAACCTGGCTTCCGGGTCATGGAACATTATCTTCCCATTCTGTCTTTGTACATTACCAGCTATCTGACAAAGCAATACTGTTTTCCCAGCACCAGAAGGGCCAAATATTTCGACTAGGATACCCAGGGGGATCCCCCCCTCCTTAAACCGCCCCCCGCTGATTGCCAAATCTAACAAAGTGGATCCGGTAGAAACAACCTTATTCGTCCCATCATATTGGCTGGCAACGAGTTCTTTTTTACTTTTATCAAGTTTCTTTTCTACTTGTCTGCTCAGTTTCTCCGTTGTTCTTTTCAATCGATAGTCCCCACTTTATATTTTAGTTTGTTGATTATTACGTTAATATGCCTCTCCGCCACTTTACGGCGTTTCAATATCGAATAAATCTCCCTAATATACTTTTCCTGTTCAATCCTGCTTATCTTACCGCTTTCCATTACCCTCCGTTGCCATTCCATTACGGCTTTTTCAGTCAGTATTTCAATAATATATTTTTCCGATTTGTTTATCTTCCTACACCATCCTTCAATAATTTCCTGAAAAATGTTTTGTAGGCTTTTATTGTAATACATGGAAATAAGACGTAAATGGTCAGCAAGAGGCAGGGGGATATATCCCCCCACCAACTTGCTGTTTTTGACTTTGGGTAACTGCTCAATTTTAAACGGATCTCTTTTTTTCATAGTGTCCACTACTTTCTATCCGTTCCTATTTTTTCTAACCTATTTTTTCTAACCTTCGTCTGAGGCATCCATACAGGCCTCCCACACGTCGCATTCGTCACACTCGTCGTATTCTTCACAATCATCCCCGAAGGTATGACCATGTGGGCAGGTATCTTTCTTCTTGCTTTTAGACTTCTTCTTGGTATCTTTTTTTCTTCTGGTTTTCGGTTTTTCTTCCTCTATTTCCTCCTCATCTTCACCCTCATCTTCACCCTCATCTTCACCCTCATCTTCACCCTCATCTTCACCCTCATCTTCACCCTCGTCCTCATCTTCATTCTCATCATCTTCGTCCGTATAGCTATCTATTTCGTCATCGTCAATGTCAAATGGGACGTCATCTTCTGTAATATCTTCATTATCCTCGTCCTCACCTTCCAATTCTTCCGGGGAAAGCCCCCCAAAAAACAACGCTTCTACTGCTTTATAAGTTGGGATAAATAGTATTTCATCCAGATTGGGTACATCATCAAGGATGGATTCCTTGTATGGTTTTTTGCGGTCTATGAAGTCTATACGGGAAGTGTCCGCAAACTTGTTACTGCCAAATTGCTCCTCACTGAACCGGATTCGTAAAGAATAACCTTCTTCAAGATCCGGGAAAGTTTCGTACCTTTCATCTTCCTGGATCTCCTCATTGAGTTTATCCTGGAATAAGAATTGGCTAATATCCCAAATATGAGGTTTTTCATCATAGTTTTTGTTACCTTTGGGCACAACAACATAAAGGTTTCTCATGGATGGTTTGAGTGCTTTGACGGAATCGTCACTCCAGTCCACCCCATCTTTGAGCAACTGCGCCCGGTGTTCACAAATAGGGCATTTTTGTTTTATGCTTGTAGGACAAACTATTGCTTCATTATTCGCCCCAATATTCCTATGCAGCCAATAAGGGCGTTTGTACCAAAGTTCACCGGGGACGGCAATACTGTACTCCTCATCACGATCTGGGTGATTGGTGTCCGTCACTTCATACGGCATAATATCAAGGGAAACTCTGGTACCAGGCTCCTCCTTGAATACATTCACACCTTTGGGCAAGTTCAAATATGCGTATTGATAACCCCTGGATTGTTTTGCAGCATTCCTGCTAACATTACCCCTAAATCTTCTTTTTCTGACTTTACCTTTTGCCATTATGACCATCCCTTTCGTTTCTATTTTTGAAAAACATCCGCATAGTTACAACTTTACCAATATAAGAACATATAGAAAGCAGCATTACATACATAGGTAGGGCAATAACAACCCAGAAAAATATCCGTATAATTTGAGGGTTCATTTATTATAAAACCTCTTTCACTTTTTTTCTTTTATTGTTTCTTTATCTTTTTTACGGTTAATTTTCACTTTTGTGTTTTTTTCTTTTCTTTCCTTTCCCTTTATTTCTTCCCTCCATTCTTCTGCTATATCCCTCGGGGTTTGTGGCCCGGCGAAGTAGGCAACGGACAACAACCGAACAAGGTTTTCTAGTGCTGTTTTCTTCTGATCTATTGCTTTTACTACGCCAATAGCAATATCGTTCTCATATTTAGCCTCTATAAACATCTCAGAAAGCTCCTGGTATTCATTCTGCAGCAGTATCGTACTTTGAATTGCCGCTTCTGTGACTTTGGGGATACCATAGTTTTCAGGGTTTTTCCGTATATCCATTTCTATTTGCGCTTTCCCAACGTCCAAGCGTTCTTTTGCATCATCCATAGCTTTTTTTGTATATGCAGCATGGGAAGCGTAACGCCTCATTAATTCTGCCTGATTTAACCATTCTACATCTAATGCGTTCGGGTCTATCCTGGTATCCTTTTCGTAATTTAATTTCATATTTTTACTCCTTCATGTTCATTTTTTTGCCTTCCATATCCATATTTTTACCCCTCTTTATTTGTTGTATTTTGTTTCTAACATCTTCATCATTTGTTCGCTGACTTCTTCCCTTACTGCACGAAACGCTTCATCAAATGCCTCTTTATAATCATCCTCCTTTTTTAAAGTAACTACCATCCCAGCAGAAGCCTTTGCACTCTCATAATTCCCTAAATTTTTGGTAAAGGAAAACTGTACACTTATCTCTTTAACTTTTACTTTTACTTCCATAATTTGATCCTCCTATTTTATTTTGTAGCAGGGGGCCGGACGCTACCTCCGGCTTGCCGTTGGCATAGCATTTTAAGGCTGATAGATTATTCTACCACGGGTCATGCCCTTGCAACCCTTCGCCTTACGTGTCTGCGGTTTTCCACGCCGCCCCTGCTATATTTTGGACAAGGGGGTAGGGATTTCCACTTGTCGTTTACATTTGTTGTTTACATTCTTTCTCCCTACTACTATTATACAAAGTACCTCAATTTTTACCTAGTTAATTCTTATTTTTCTTTTTCTATAGTTCTTATAATTTTTTCCTTATTTACCTTTGTCCGTTCCTTGACTACATCTTCCACGATTACATAATTTTTATGATCCTTTATCAAGGCCCCCCACCGCTGCGCTTTATTCACATCATAGTAATTGATAAATACCTGTATGTTTTTAGGTGGTTCTGTGCGTCTTAATTTCACCATATTACTCCCCTCCAAATAACACGCTGTAGCAGGCCATTGTCAGCCCAGGGAATCCTGAATTATAAAAAGGATCGATAAATTCTTCCATTACCCCAGCTGCACCTTGGTTTTCCCCATTAAGTAAAATCGATTGGCAATACCCTAAAACGGCACGCCTTACTTGTTCCGGATCTTCTTCCCTTAACCCTTTCAATATATTAGACACCTTTTTCCAAGGGGCTCCCCCGGTTAAGGCCCGGCAAAGTTCTATCGTTTTGGATTGTACTTCTGCCGTCCTTTTTGCCACTTTCATCCGCTTATTTTTTTCTACTGCTAAAACTTGGGATAGAATCTGTAAGGCATTACGGGAATGCCCTAAACTATCTTGAGCGATCTGATCGTATATTTCCTTTGATATGGATTCCCCTTCCGCTTTGACTACCCGGCGTAATAGCATCTTCGTTTCCCGTTCGGATAATGTACT